AGCAAAGGATATGTGGAATTATACCTCATTTCCAAACCAAGTGAAAAAAATGAAAGACGCAGGACTAAATCCAGCTCTGATTTACGGAATGGGAGGACAAGGAGGCAGCACATCAGGAGCAGGTCAAGCAAGTGGGGTAGGACTAAGTGACGCAAAAGGAATGCAAACAGGTTTAGCCATCCAAGGAATGGGACTAGAACTCGCAAACCTGGCAAGTCAAATAGATTTAAATAAATCGCAAGCCGAAAAAAATAAAGCAGAAGCAAAAAAAACGGCAGGCGTAGATACAGAAGCACAAAAAGCTACCATTGACAACCTAATAGCGCAGACTTCAAATGAAAAAACAAAAAAAGGTCTCATCTTAGGACAAATCAGAGTGGCAGATGCAGAAGAGGAACTAAAACGAAACATGGCCGATTGGACAAAAGACAAAGCCGATGAAACACGCTGGAACATCAAGAGCCTACAAAAGGGAATTGATAAACTAACTGAAGAAATCAACGGAATGAAACTCGACAACGAGTTAAAAGAACGAACAATCGACAATAAAGTAAAAGAAAGCTCGTTAACACTTCAAAACCTGATAGCTGAAATATTACTCAAAGGAAGCCAACAAAAAGTTAATGAAGAGCAAGCAAAAGCAATTCCAGCAGAAGTCTTACAAGGGTGGGAAAAACTTGTTAAAGAAGGAAAAACGCTCATTAACCAAAGAGAACAGATGGAAGCCTATGTACAGGACGTAATAAACAGATACGAACTAGGCAAAAAGGGACTAGACATCGAAGAACAGAAGCTCATCAAAGACATTGTACTAGGAATGCTTGAAATAGCTTCAAAAGGAGCAGGGGCAACAATAGGAGCAAAAGTAGGTAAAACAGGTTTTCAATAATTATGTGTCTATATCCTAAACTCATACTAAACCGGAGGTATCTACCAAACAAAAAAAATGGTGGAGTGCCTCCGGCATGTCCAGACGAAAGACTAAGATATGTAACAGCAGCATGCGGAGACTGTCTGGAATGCAGGCAACAAAAGCAAAGAGCATGGAAAGTAAGAATGAACGAGGAACTAAGACAAGAGCCAAATGCATATTTCCTAACACTAACAATTACAGATGAACACTACGCAATATTAAAAAATAAATACAATTTAGAAAATGATAATGATATAGCAACAAAAGCAATAAGATTATGCTTAGAAAGAGTACGAAAACAAACAGGTAAATCCGTAAAACATTGGTTTATCACAGAATTAGGACACGAGAAAACAGAAAGATTACATCTTCACGGGATAGTATGGGGGCTAGGAAGTGGAGAAAAAATTACAAATAATTGGAAATACGGAATCACATTCACAGGTTTTTTTGTAAATGAAAAAACAATAAATTACATTACTAAATATATGCTAAAAGTAGATGTAGACCATAAAAATTTCAGAGGAAAAGTATTATGTTCCGCAGGACTAGGCAAGGGATATACAGAAAGAGCAGATGCTCAAAACCACAAGTACAAAAAAGGTGAAACCAACGAAAGATATAGAACAAGAACAGGTATAAAGCTCAATCTACCAATATATTACAGAAACAAATTATTTACAGAAGAAGAAAGAGAATTAATATTCCTTGATAAAATAGAAAAAGGAATCATTTATGTAATGGGTCAACCTGTACATAGAGATGATGAAGAATATTATTTACAACTATTAGAAGAAGGAAGAAAAACAGAACAAAGACTATATGGAGAAAGGCGAAAAGATTGGGAAAAAGTACAATATTTAAACAGACTAAGAAGACAAAAGAAAAAACAAGACAAAGATTTGCAAGAATTAGAAATGTATTGGGCAATAAATCAGGCAAAAAAATATACATCATTAGACGAATGTCCATTTTAAGGGCTATATTAATAACACGCAACAAAGTTGCTATTAATTTGCGCTCCGCGCAGGATTTAGGGGTATATAGGGAAGGATTGACAGTGAAAGAGTAAAGGACAGAATCCTTAAGGAACAGATTTATATAAGGGCGTGCACCCGGCAAAAGCCGTGGTGTGCGCCTTTGGCGATATCAAGGTGCTAGACGCTAAGGAGGGCTACGCGCCCTCTATTGCACCATCGGCGCTCAAACGGCGCGCATCCTTACTATGCAGATATGTTAATCAAAGTTAAAAGCTTCAGATAAATAATAGAAAATTTTGCAAAATCAAAAAAAACACGTATATTTGTAGTGTAATAAAAAACAAGGAGGTAAATATGACACAAGAAGAATTAAAAGAACTTGAAAGCTTACTTTGGAAATACAAAATAAAGTATGCAAAAGAGTTAAACAAAAAAGAATTAAAATCAGTAATAGAAGTATTAGCATTATTAATCATTAAAATCAATAAATAATTATGGCAACAACAAAATTTAGTGTAATCACAACAGGTGACAAACCATCATTTCACATCTGTGTTAAAGAACTACCGGGAGAACACACCTACAAAGTAGCAGTAACAGTAGCAAAAGCACTCACGCAAGAAATTGAAGGAGAGCAAATAATAGCAGTAGTAGAATCATGGAAATTATATCCTAACGAAAATGAAAAAACCGAAAAGAAAAACAAAATGGATGATACTAAACAAGGAATTTAATACATTTAAGGCGTTCAAAACATTCGCTTGGTACAACTTATTACCGGGCGAAGTAATAACAGGGCTCGAATTATTCGAAGATACGATTTACAAAGAATATAAACTAACTAGAAAAGAAAGGAGGTTAATAATAGAAAAAACTTATGACATGTGGGAAGAACACCTACAACAAATAGAAAATTTACAACTTAAATTATTTTAAACATGAAAATTACAGGTAATCAATGGGTAGAAATTATCCGAGCAATCTCAACGGCAATCATAGCAATAATCACAACACTATGTGTACAGAGTTGTACAATGAGTTTAAGCGTAGCGAAAAACAATAACAACGCTAGTCAAAAAACCGAACAAACGTCGACATCAAGTATCGACAGTACAAAAATTAATATTAATCCTAAAAAGTAAAAAAAAATATGGGAAAATTATCAGAGGCATTTGTTATAAGACCAACTAGCCAAGAAGGAAATGAGTATATGATTACAATCGGAAATCACCTTGCAACAGAGGAAAAATTCCTTACAAGAGAAGCAGCTGAAGAAAGAATCAATCAAACTGATTGGGATTTAGTTGCAGCAATGGTATACGCACTTAAAGAGGCGGATGAATTTGAAAAAAAAATAAAATCAGCAAAAAAATCAATTAATACGGAGGAATAATTATGGGAATAGAAAAGAATATTGGTAAAAATACCATAGGTGACAATAATAAAATGAAAGTATACATGCATGACTATAATATGTCAACGCATGACCTAAGTACAATTACCAGAACTTCAATGAGTCCAGGTACACTCGTACCAACAATGAAACTACTTGTACAAAAAGGAGATGTTATCGATATTGATATAGAATCAAATGTATTAACGCATCCAACAGTAGGACCACTATTCGGAAGCTTTAAACTAGAAAATCATATCTATTTCGGGGCAATGAGACTTTATAACAGCTGGCTGCACAATAACCGAACAAAAATCGGTCTAGATATGAGCCAAATCAAATTACCTCAAATAGGATGTCCAGTAAATAAAGCGTATGACAAACCGACAACAGAAAACCAATGGACACAAATAAACCCAAGTTGTTTACTTGCATACCTAGGAATAAAAGGATATGGTAGTATATCTTCAAATATAACAGAAAAAGCCGCATACAAAAATGGAGTACCGTTACTAATGTACTACGACATATTTAAAAATTACTATGCAAACACGCAAGAAGACAACTTTTATATTATCGGAAATACGGAAACTTTAAATATTTCAATTAACGGAAACCCGGTAAATCCAAATGTAATTCCTAGTAATTTAGGAAGAGTAAACAATTCAGGTAAAATTGAAATAAGACCTAATACCATAAAAGAAAATGAACTACAAATAAAAGTAGCAAAAGGGTCACCAACCGCACAAAGCGAAATATTAACCGTAAGTGAAATTGGAGATTTTTCAGTACAAAATACTTTTATAGGAATCACAACCAATCTAATACCGGAAGGGGAAATATGGTATATAAAAGCCATACAAACCATAAATAGAACAACATTGGAAACAATTCCGCTAGAAAATATTGATAAAATGAGAGATAAAATCCTGCAAACACCAGGAAACGTAATGTTAAATATAACTACAGAAACAAACGCCATAAGTCCATACGTAAACTTCAGAAGAAGAAAACCAGTAAACAATACACTAAACACAACAGACCCACAATACGGACTATGTTTAAAAACCTACAACAGTGACCTATACCAAAACTGGATAAATACAGAATGGATTGAAGGCATACAAGGTGTAAATGAAATCTCCGCAGTAGATGTTTCAGACGGAAAACTATCTATGGACGCTCTAAACTTATCACAAAAAGTTTACAACATGTTAAACAGAATTGTAGTAAGTGGAGGAACTTATAGAGATTGGTTAGAAACCGTATACACAGGAAGCAATTACTTCGAAAGATGCGAAACACCAATATTCGAAGGAGGAACAAGCCAAGAAATTGTATTCCAAGAAGTTGTCAGTAACTCTGCTTCAGAAGACGAACCACTAGGAACACTTGCAGGTAGAGGCGTAACAACAAGCAAACAAAGGGGTGGACACATTAAAATCAAGGTAACAGAACCTGGGTATATTATGTGCATAACATCTATTACACCAAGAATCGATTACTCACAAGGAAACGACTGGGATACAGAACTTAAAACTATGAATGACTTACATAAACCAGCGCTAGACGGAATCGGATACCAAGATAGCCTCAATGGCGAAAGAGCCTGGTGGGCGGACTATATGTCTGAAGGACCATTAATAGCAAAAACGTCAGTAGGTAAAACAGTAGCCTGGATCAATTACATGACAAATGTAAATCGAACATTCGGGAACTTTGCAACAGGGATGAGTGAGGAGTTCATGGTACTAAACAGACAATACAGCCCAAAAACCAACAGTGACGGACACCTAGATATTGAGGATTTAACAACATATATAGATCCTGTAAAATACAATTACATATTTGCAGACACAAATCTAGACGCTATGAACTTTTGGACACAAATTAAATTTGACATTAGAGCAAGACGTCTCATCAGTGCAAAACAAATTCCTAACTTATAAAAATCACAACAATTATGAAATATTCAAAATCAATACCGAATAACGGGAGACTACAAAGTGTAGAAATCTACGAAGGAGAAACCATTGAAGAAAAGGTAGCAAGAATCGTTCAAACAAAAGAGCCGATCACCGACACAGCACCAATTATCTACACAGAAAAAAAAGACGGAGTATTACCGGCATATAATATCAGAACTGACAGATTCGATTTGGCAATCGACGCCTTCGACAAAATCGAAATGGAAAGAATAGCTAAAAAGAACCAAATTACAGCAGACGACGTACCGTCAAAACTAGATGGAGGAAGTCCAAGCGAGAATTAAACTGTTAACTAGCGAGAACTCGCGTTAAGCCTTGTAGTGCACCTAGTACGCAGATTAACAAAAATCATAAAAAAAAGGGCGGAGGGTGGGAGTTTTGTTTAAAAATCTGTCTAAAGGTACGCACGTACAATATATTATCAAGTAATTAGAAAGACGCTTTATAAAAAAGCGCGAAAATTGTAAAATTAAATTATTTAAAATATGATAGGATCCATAATAGGAGCAGGCATAGGACTAGCTGGAAGCATACTTGGTCGAAAACAACAAAACGAAGACCAAAGAGAAATGATGGAGCTTCAGGCAAAACTAAATCAACAGCAAGCTCAATACAACCAAGGACTAGCAAAGGATATGTGGAATTATACCTCATTTCCAAACCAAGTGAAAAAAATGAAAGACGCAGGACTAAATCCAGCTC